ACTTCGGCAACACCGCAGCCCCCGGCACCGCCGACCAGGTGGTCGGCTATCAACTCGACGACGTGGTGACCTACTACACGCCGGCGAACCTGACCCAGGCGATCTTCCCCTGGAAGGAAATGCATCTCGGCATCATGCTCACCCACAGTGAGCTGAAGAGCGACGGCATCACCGTGGTCGACAGCGGCGCCGATGACTCGCGCACCACCGAGCATTCCGGCCGCGACGACACCGTCCTGGTCGGCATCCTCGACGACGCGCTGCAGGACATGAGCGAGCAATATGCCCGCGGCATGAACAACCTGCTGTGGACCAACGGCAGCGCGGATCCGAAGGCGCTCGCCGGCATGGCGGCACTGATCACCGATGATCCGACGATCGGTATCGTCGCCGGCATCGATCGGACGGCAAAAACCTGGTGGCGCAACCGCGCCTACACCGCGGCCATGGGCGCTGCGGTGACCGGCACGCCGGCAAAAGCGGCCTGGGGCGGTGGTCCGATCACCTCTGCCACCACCAATGGCGGGGCGCTGATCACGCTCTTGCAGAACGAGTATCGGCAGCTGACCAGGTATGGTGGCAAGCCGAACACGGCGTTCTGCGGCTCGAGCTGGTTGTCCGCACTGGAGACCGAACTCCGCGCCAATGGCAACTACTCGATGACCGGGTTCTCCGGCGGCAAGGACGTCTCGGTCGGTCAGATCTCCTACATGGGCACTGACTTCGAGTACGACCCGACGCTGGATGCGCTCGGCAAGGCCAAGCGCTGCTACTGGTACGACAGCCGCGATCTCTATTTGGTCGCGATGCAGGACGAGTGGCGGCACCAGCACTCCCCCGACCGGACGCCGGACAAGTATGTCCTCTATCGGTCGCTCACCTCGACCGGGCAATTGTGTGCGCGGCGCCTCAACAGCGCGGCGGTCATCGATATTGCCTGATCGGACGGGGCGCGGGTTTGCCCTCGCTTTCCCGCGCTCCGGATAACCTTAAAGGACGACCAATGGCGAGCAAGATCCACTACTGCAGATGCCGGATCAATCTGTCCGGTCAGAATTGCCACACCGTGGTCTATGACCAGTTCAACCCACTGACCTGGCCCGAGGTGCAGGTGCTGATGCAGCTGCACGGCGAAGAGAACGTGATGGACGTCGTGCCGGTCTCGATCGGCGAGTGTTGGGTCGGCCAGGAGAAGCAGCGCCTGGTTCAGATCTACGGTCCGCGCGTGGTCGAGGCCTGCTTCCCCGGTCGCAACTTCCGGATGGAATTGCTGATGACCGGCGACGAGCAGCTGCCGACTTACGTCGAGGGCGGCCCGTCGTCGACCAGGGTTCACCCGCCAACCAATGGTGACGACGAGGACGATGACGACGAGACCGCCAAGGTGGTGCCGTCGACCACGGCGGTGATGAAGCCTGGCCGCCACATGCGGCCAACGCCGGCAGAGCCTCCGACGAAGGAGGCCTGAAATGCCGCTCGGTGTGCAGCTGCTCGATCTGCGCCGTCAGCTGCGCGCCGAGACCGGCACCAGCCTCAACCCGGCGCAAGGGGTGCAAGCGCAGCAGAGCATGGACCTGATGCTGGCGCGGCAGCAGCGCGAGCTGTGGGACGCCTATACCTGGCAGCATTTGCAGATCTGGCTCGACATGCCGCTCGAGCAGGGCCAGGCGCTGTACGACTATCCCGGCGCGATGGCCTTCGACCAGATCAAGCGGATCTATATCGCGCCGACCACTTCGTCGCAGTGGCAGGAGATGCTGTACGGCATCAAGCCGTGGATGATCCCGCCGAGCGGCGTCCAGCAGGGCACGCCGGTGCGCTGGCGCAACGTGGTCGGGATGGATTTCACCGGCGCCCAGCCGATCACCAAGCCGACCGGTCAATTCGAGCTGATCCCGTCGCCGGCAACCGACGGCATGGTGATCCGGTTCGACGGCCAGGCGCCGCTCAATCCGCTGATCGCTGACACCGACACCTGCATCCTCGACTCCGAGGCGATCATCCTGTTCGCCGCCGCCGAAATGCTCGCGGTGCAAAAATCCGAAGGCGCGCCGATGAAACTGACCAAGGCGCAGAACTATCTGCGCCGGCTGCTGCAGGACCAGGGGGCCGACAAACGCGGCAACTACAACATGGGTGGCAACCAGATCCATGGCGTCGACCCCGATCGCGGCGGGCGCAGGATCCCGTACATCGACTACATCCCAGGGTGAGGTGCGGTCATGCCGTATTTCACGATCACAGACTTCGCCGCCGGGCTCGACCTTCGCCGCTCGTCATTGACGGCGCCGGCCGGCACGCTGCGATCGATGATCAACGCCCACATCACGCCGGGTGGAGAGGTCGAAAAAAGGATGGCTTTCGTGCCGTTCTGGACTGTCGACCCGGCGACCAAGGGATTGATCGAGGTCAACCAGAAGCTCTACACGTTCGGGCCAAACGGCCCCTACAAGACCGAGCCGCCGTCGGGCATCTGGTCGGTCGGCGTGCTCGGCCAGGCGACGCCGACGATCCATGAGATCATTGACACCGACCTGTTCGACAACAAGGTGTTTTGCATCCTGTGGACCGACGCCGCCGGCACCGTGATGCGGTTCTACGATGGCGTCAATCTGCCGGCCGCCAACGGTTTCTACTGCCGCACCTACAAGACCAAGATGTACACCGTCGGGGCCAGCACGCTCTACTTCTCGGCCGTCGGCAACGCTGCCGACTGGACCGGCACCGGCTCGGGCTCGATCGATCTGTCGCTCGAGGACAGCGACATGACCAACTGCGTGGCGCTCGAGGTCTACTACAACAACCTCGCGATCATGAGTAAGACCGCGACCCAGCTCTGGCTGACCGATCCGGATCCTTTGAAGAACCAGTATGTGCAGACGCTGCGGCAAGCCGGCACCGTGGCCTGGCGCAGCGTGATGCAGTACGGCTCGGGTGACGTGATGTATATCGCGCCGAGCGGCATCCGCTCGCTGCGCGCCAGGAACGCCTCGCTGGCGGCCGCGGTCTCCGACATCGGCTCACCGCTCGATCCGATCATCCAGGATCTGTTCCGCTCCAAAGGCGAGGACTGGATGAGCGGCACGATCGCGATCCTGCAGCCGGTCACCGGGCGTTTCTGGATCATCCTGCCCGATCGCATCTACATCCTGTCGGCGTTCCCTGGGCCGAAGATCACCGCCTGGTCGGAGTATGATCCCGGTTTCACCATCACCGCCGCGGCGGTGCATCAGAACCACATCGTGGTGCGCGACGACGCCAACCAGGTCTATGCCTATGGCGGCATCTCGGCCGAGGGCCCGGTCTACGACGACTGCTTTGTGGAGCTTGAGTTCCCTTTTCACGCCGGCACCGATACGGCAACCGCCAAGACGTTCACCGCGCTCGACGCCACCTGCGCCGGCGTGCCGTGGGATGTCTATGCGGCGTTCAACATCGAGGACGAGACCGCCGAGGACTATGTCGGCGCCTTCAACGGGCCGACCTTTGCGCAAGGTATCATCGCGCTCGATGGTCACTCCACGCACATGTCGCTGCGGCTGCGCTCGCAGGTGGCGGGGCCGCAGACGCTGTCGAACCTGGTGGTGCATTACTCAGTCGGGGAGAGCGGCTGATGCCGATCGAGATCACATCCGCCGATCGCGGCATGATCCGCGCCGTGCTCCACAATCTGCGCGAGGTCGATCTGTTGGAGATGATGGCGGCCGACACCGATCTCGATCGGCTGCCCGACATCCTGATCCGGCACAAGGTGTTTGCGTTCTGCGCTTACGAGATCGAGGCCGGTCCGGTGGCGATCTGGGGCATGGTGCAGCGTCGACCGAATGTCGGCGCCGGCTTTGCCTTCGGCACCGACCAGTGGGGCCTGGCGCTGCTGCCGATGCTGCATCACATCCGCGGCTTTATCATTCCGTACCTGGTGCAGGCCGGCTTCCACCGCGTCGAGGCGGCGGCGCTCGCCGGGCGCGAGGATGTCGGGCGCTTCATGGATCTGATCGGCGCCGAGCCGGAAGGCGTGATGCGGCGCTACGGCACGGCAGGCGAGGATTTTATTTCATACAGGTGGTTGGCAGATGAACATGCAGGCGCGCGAACTGCGCACCCCGAGACGTACCGCCACGCCGCACATTGAGGTGCGGCTCGGCAAGGTGGAGGACGTTCCGAAGGTCGCTGACTTTCTGGAAATGTTTTTCCATCTGACCCCGTGGTCGGAGGTGCTGCGCTTCAAGAAGCAGGGCGCGATCGGCTATCTGACGATGGCGATCGGCAACGGCTACGCGCCGCATGCGCTGGCGTTCGACCAGGACGAGCTGGTCGGGATCTGCAGCTATCACGTCTACGCGGCTTACACCGATCCGATCGCGGTGATGGACGAGACCTATGTGCTGCCGCGGCTGAAGCGCACCGACCTCGGCCGGCGCCTGGTCGCGCTCGCAATCGAGATGGCGCGCGCCGACGGCTGCAAGGTGATGAACTTCCCGATCGCCTCGGGGCTGCCGGCGCAAAACAGTCTGATGAACATGGTGGGCCGGCATTTCGGTGCGACACCGGTCGGGATGATTTTCAGGAAGGTGCTGTGATGGGTGGCAAGGATGGCGGCGGTGGTGCCGCAAACATCGGTCCGACCTCGGGCTCGCCGACCGATGGGCCGTCGGCGCTGGCGTTTGGCGGTGCTGGCCCCTATGCCAACAGCGGGCCCTATTCCGGGTCGCCGGAGGACGGGCCGCATGTGCTCGATCTCTATGGCGCCCAGCTCGCCGCAGCGCAGCCGCAAGCCGCGGTCGACACGCCGGCGCCTATGGCAGCAGCGGCTCCGCAAGCCGCGCCACCAGTCGCAGCCCCGGCTCCGATCGATACGACGCCGCCGCCAGTGGACCAGCCACCGCCGCCAGCCGCGATCCCGCCAGGACCGGATCCGACCGGACCTGGGTCTGCGATCGCGCAGCCATCGGCAAAAGACAACCCGCCGCCGGCGACCACCGGCGGCATCGGTGACCAGCTTGGCGGCACCGTGATCAGCCCGCCCAAATACTGGATTGGTGGGCTCGGTCAGTACGGCAAGATGCAGAACACGCAAACCTGAAGGATCAGATCATGGGCGGCAAAGATGGTGGCGGTGGCGGTGGCGGACAGTATTCCGAACAGGCACTGATCTCGCGCGGCATCGATCCTCGCCGGCTGCAGACCGATGCGGCCTATTACAATGCGGTCGCCGCTAATGGCTTCATGTCGGCGCCGGCAGACCCGGCACCAGCACCCGCCGCAGCGCCCCAGGCGGCGCCTGCCGCGTTCGCCGATGCGCCGGCACCCGCGGCTCCGGCCCCGGCGCCCGAGGTGGCGCCACCGGCGCCGAGCGGACCCGCAGCCTCTGCCGGCGGTCCGGTCCCACAGCCGACGGCGGCCGGTAATCCGGCGCCAGGCAACACCGGCGGCACCCAGGGCCCCAGTTCCGGCGACGTGCTCGGCGGCTCGGTAATGGCGCCACCGAATTACTGGGTCGGCGGGCTCGGTCAATCGACCTCGACCGGCCGCACCAGGGGCAACATCACGACGTCACAGTAGGAGCACGCGATGGGCGGCAAAGGCGGCGGTGGCGGCGACTATTACGCCCAGCCAATGGACACATCGGGATACGCCACGCCGGAGCAGGCGAAGGCGACGCTGGCCGCGACCACGCCGGTCGACCTTTCCGGCTACCAGCAAAGCATCGACACCCAGAAGGCGGCAGCCGCGGCGACCGCGCCGACGCCAGTCGCCGCTACACCGAACAACGACACCGCGGGCTCGAAGAACACCGGCGCAGCCCTCGGCGACTCGGTGCTGGCGCCGCCAGGCTACTGGAATAACCGGCCGGATCTGCAGCCTTCCAACTTGAAGAAGAGCAGCCTGCAGACGACGCAAACGTGAGGACAGATCATGGGCGGTAAATCAGGGCCATCCAATAATCAGATGGTCGCTTTCGAGATGCAGCAGGCGCAGGAGGCCAAGGACAAGGAGAACCTGCGCCAGGCGCGGCTCGACCAGGGCAAGAGCGCGATCGACAGCCTGTTTGGTCCAAGCAATTTCGGCGACGACTTCTACAACAAGTACAACAAGGCCGAACTCGACTACACCCAGCCGCAGCTCGCCGACCAGTACGACAAGGCCAAGCAGGGCATGACCTATGATCTCGCCCGCGCCGGCACCTTGCGATCGACCGCGGCCGGCTACGCGCAAAGCCTGTTGGAGAAGCAGAACGCCGTCAACCAGGCCGGCGTCGCCGCCAAGGCCGACACCGACACCGCAGCGCTGCGGCAGTCGATCGCGAGCCAGCAACAGCAGGCCTACAACCAGCTCTATGCGACCGAGGATCCGACGGTCGCCGCCAACACCGCGGCAACCGCGGTCGGCAACGCGCAGCTGTCGCAACCGAACCTGACGCCGCTCGCCAACGCCTTCCAGCCGGTGGCGATCGGGCTCGGCTCGGCATTGTCGCCGGTCTATGGTGCCTACAGTGCCAACCAGATGCTCGGCGGCGGCATCAACCCGAACAACCCGCTCGCCGGCGGCAGCGCCGTCACCAGTCAACAGACGTAAGAGAAACCCATGTGCGATCCGATCTCAATCATTGGCCTGGGACTGTCGGTCGGTATGGCGGTCGCGAACTATTCTGCCCAGCAGGACATGGTCAATCAGCAGAACCAGGCCAACGACGCCTGGGTGGCGTACCAGCGCCGGCAAAGCCAGGACTACCTGGCGCAGGACGAGGCGCTGCGCAAGAACGCCGAGGCCGCGCGCGAGGGTGCGCTCGGCGAGTTGACGGCGGGCAAGCAGAAGCAGGCGCAGACCAACGAGCAGGCGCGGCTGACGTCAGCGCTGACGCCGCAAGAAACCAAAGACATGGCCGAGGGCAAGAAGCAGACCCTCAACG